CTGCCTCCGCCGAGCGTGACGTTGTTGGCGTTGACCTGCATGTACGTCTTGCCGTTGTATTCGCGCGTAGACAGTTCGCCGCTCACAGCGACGCTGCTACCTTTCGTGATATACTGCGCGACTGCCTCTCCCGGTTTTCCCCAGTATGCCACCTCAAAAAACAGGGCTTCCTTTGTGCGACGGTCATTGACCGCCACTGTAAATCCGCAAACCTTCTGGCCCCCTTGCGTGGTCCGCAACTCGGCGTCTTTGGTGCAGTTCCCGAAAATTGTAATCTGTTTCATAGTCCCAGTTCCGTCTCTCTAGTTGTCCACATAAATTCCAGCCGCGCCGCGAACTCCTGATCGACCGGCTTGAGGTCAGCGATGACCGCGTTGGCCTTGTCCGCCATCCCGCTCAGTTGCTCCGCCGTGGCCTGCTCAATAAAGCGCGACAACTTTTGCGCTCGCTCCATTACGTCAGGCTGTTTCACCTGTTCCGGCTGCGCACGTCCTGCTGCCCGGTTTCCGTCGTCATCCTCCAGTGGGACGCCAGACACCGCGCACAGACCATAGCGGCGAGCGTAGGTGATGGCACTACCGAGGGACTGCATGTCACCCTGCTTGAAGGCAAGATAGACCCGACTGGTGAACATATCTGGAGCAGCAGCTTGGTGGACGAAGCGCGTCTCTATGTACTGCCCGAACTCATCAGCGCCCCCGGTCTGCACGATGGCAAACCCGTTAGCATGGAACGGTGGATAGACTGCTGATTGGACTGCGCTTAGGTCAGCGTAGCTGGATTTGAAGAATGGGTTCTTGGCGCTCTTCAGCGCCGCCCCCATCTCACTCTGGGCCTTGATGAAGGCTGTAATCGCGTCTGTCATTTTATCCTCATCGAGATAGTTTCGGCTCCGATGTCGAGCGTAGCGCCCGGAACATCTTCTCCGGCTTCCAGTTGTTTTTTGATTGCTGCTTTGTCCGCTGTGCGGATCGTCTTGGTCAGTTGTGTCGGTATCTCCTCCTCATTGGTAATGGTAACGCTTGCGCGTCCCTTGCGTTTGCTGATGGTCGCCAGCGGGTGCGGAATTTTATCCTGTCCAGTGGCATCCATGATGGTCATGATTGCGTCATTCACCGCCCGCCGCCTCATCTGCAAGCGTGACGCACGGTCAGCGTAAAGCCTAGACATTTCCTTAGCAGCGGCGGCATGGTGGTCAGCCTCAACGGCTTCCATCACTAAGCGCCCAACGGCATCCATGACATCCGTTTCGCCGTCGAGCGTGTCCCAATACAACGTTTCGTCATCGCTGTAGTCGCGCAGCATCTGGGCTACCTGTTCAATCGTTGCGAGATCAAGCCTCATTGTATTCCTCCAGACTGCGCTTCACGCCGTCTCCAATAACGCTGAAGGCGTCAGCCGGAAAAGCGGCCTTGAGGAACTGGTCGTAGTCAATTTCGCCAGCATCCATCTGCTGGCGCAATGCTTTGTTATGCTCGTATATTGCTGCCTGAATGTAGCTTTGTATTTCATATGGTGCGGGTTGTTTCATGTTTTTTTCTCCTGTTGTGTTGCCACAGATACAGCGCCCTGTTACAGATTGCAACAGGCAAACAAAAGGAGCCACTGAAAAATGTCAGATCGAATTGTAATTATGGGCCCGGATGAACTGCGCGAAAAGCTGGCCGACCGCCGTACAGCAGTCGTCGCTGAACGTATAGACATGACCTATATGACGATCCACCGCCTCATGCAGGGCCAGACACCGTCGCTCAAAACGCTTCAGAAACTGACTGAATATTTTGAGCAGCACCCGTAGTTCTGCTATGGTAAATGGGGCGAGGGCATCTGCACGATGACCCCCGCCCGATGGCCGAAGCGGCTGGGCGTCCGCTTACCGGCAGAGCGCATAGACGGGATGCGCTGTCCGCATAATAGCAGAGCGGTCAGCATATCCACAATACAAAGGATATAATGATGAGCCACAAAGCTACGGCGTGGGCATGGACCGTTCGGGGCTTAAAGCCTGCGACCAAAATTGTGCTGTTGCATTTGGCCGATAGGCACAACCCTGACCTTGGCTGCTTTCCCAGCATCAAGCGTCTGGCGGTAGACTGCGAGATGTCAGTCCGGTCGGTCCAGAACCATCTGCAATCGTTGGAGGACGCAGGACACGTCAGTCGCAAGCACAGGTTCCGCGATGACGGCTCGGCCACATCAAGCGAATATATTTTGCATGGGGTGGTGCAAAATTTGCAGGGGGGTGGTGCAAAATCTGCGGGAGGGGTGGTGCAGAATTTGCCTACCATTAACCCTGTAAGTATTAACCCTGTAAGTTTAACCAATACGTTCGATGTTGCATGGGACGGATATCCTCGAAAGGTAGGCAAAGCGGGAGCGCGCAAGGCTTGGGAAAAGGCGCTGTCAAAAGTCGCCCCCGACGTTCTCAGTGCCAAGCTGGTGGAATACGTTGACAGTCTTGCAGGGACCGACCCAAGGTATACACCGCATCTTGCGACATGGCTGAACGGTGAGCGATGGCAGGATGAAATAGAAAAGCCGCAAAAATCGGGCTTTCGATCTATGGTGGCAGAACTCGCAATGGGAGGTGAGTGATGGTCGATGACAGGGCAAAGCATCGCGCGTGGATTGCAATCAAAGCACAGGCGCTGATGAGCCGATATTTTCAGATGCCCCAAGATGAACTTGTGGAGCGCGAGATACTAAAGGGCTGGATGGACACGCTAGAGCCGTTCAGCAGGGAAGAGATTGAGACAGCATGTAGCCGGTATCTCATCAAATACTCGTCTAAGCGCCCGCATGAGGGCCTTCTGCACAATATGATAGTCCAGCGCCGACGTGACCTAAGACCGGCCCCAGTGGCCGTCCTAGAGCCTCCAAGGCCACAACAAGCGGTCGAAGATAGGCGCAAGGCGGCAGCAGAGATAATGGCAAAATTTAGGCACTGATTAGGGAGGTTACGACATGAACAAACCAACACCATCACAGCTTTGGCTGTCAGGTCGCGTTATGCGCTGGCATACCAACCCGCGTTTGGCTGGCACTGGGGACCGCCTAGACGGCCATCATGCCCGCGTTGCGCAGATCATACTAGAGCATCACCCGGAGCCTTCAGCGGCTCTCCTACGCGCCGCCCTAACGCATGATGCGGGGGAAATGGACGTTGGCGACCTGCCGGGAGATATGAAGCGCCAAATGCCAGATGTCGCGGAACGCCACGCACTAGTCGAAGCAGTGGCGCGTGATACCATCGCAGGCGTATTTCCTGATCTGAGCGAGAGTGACCAAACGTGGTTGCGTTGGGCTGATCGCCTCGACGCATACCTATGGGCTTCGTGGCATGACGAAGATATGGCCACGACGGAATGGAGATTGGCGCGAGAAGAAATTGCTCGCCTCGAAGCTATGACATTCTTTCTGACATAGATGAGGTGACAGCATGAACATGATCAACCCATGGGCAAATAATGGACGAAAACGCCAGACAGACGTAGACCGCAAGGCCAAGCGCGCAAACGGGGAAAGCCTGCACCAGTCAACAGCCAGCACCTACCTGCGCCGTTGCGGCCTAAAAACAGGGTCTCTCTTGCAACATCTGACGGACGAAAAAATCAATTGGCTCGCGCGGAATGTGCCTGAGGGTATGACAGTCGGTGAGTTTTTAGTGACCGCTTTGCTGGATGACGCGATGGCGGAGGACGAGACTTGACCGGCGATCAAGCACTGCCAGAACGCAGGATGTGGGCTGCTGTTCTCGAAACAGCCGTTCGGGATACACTGAGGCCAATGCCAGAGGATGAACCCGGCTCATACGCAAATGTCGTGCGCTGGAGGCAAGATCGGGCCTATATCAAAACAGCCGACTTTTCTGCTATATGCTCGCTGGCAGGTTTCGAAGCAGAATATGTGCGCAAGCACGTCATTGCAAAGATGGTTGAGGATTAAAACAAGATGGGTAAAGCAAGGGAATTTCCCGCATATAAAAAGGCTAAGGTATCAGAACTGATACCATACGCACGAAACAGCCGGACGCACTCTGAGGCCCAAGTGTCAAAGATTGCCTCGTCGATTAAGGAGTTTGGCTTTCTCAACCCTGTAATTACCGACGGGCAAAAGGGCATCGTAGCTGGTCACGGTCGTCTCATGGCAGCGCAGAAGATCGGCATGGACGAGGTGCCGACGATTGATGCGAGCCATCTGACGGAAGCCCAGCGCCGAGCGTATGTCATTGCAGACAACCGGCTGGCACTCGATGCCGGGTGGGATGATGAGATGCTGCGGATTGAATTGAAGGATTTGGACGCTGACAAATTTGATTTGACTTTAATAGGGTTCGAGTTGGGAGAATTATCTAATATGTTTTTAGAGAATAACCCGGCAGAAGCTCCAGATGACTTCTCAGAAGTAGATGAGACCGATATGTCGCACATCTGCCCAAAGTGCGGGTTTGAGTTTGATGGCTGAATATAAAATTCCAACCGTCAAGGAGCTGCGGAGCGCGACAGAGAGCGGCAATCATAAGTTTGAGGTTGTCTCTCTATTCGCGGGAGGAGGAGGCTCGTCTACGGGCTATAGAATGGCCGGAGGAAAGGTTTTAGCCGTCAATGAGTTTATGCCAGAGGCAGTTAAGACCTACACGGCAAACTGGCCGACGACACAAGTTCTGCCCAACGATGTTCGCAAGCTATCAGGTCAGGACATTCTTGACGTGATAGGCCGTGAACAGGGTCAGCTAGATATTTTAGACGGCTCTCCACCTTGCTCTGCGTTCTCAACAGCGGGAAGCCGAAACAAGGGTTGGGGTAAAACGAAAAAATACTCTGACGCATCTCAAGAGAACGTCGAAGACCTGTTCTTTGATTACATTAGAGTGCTTCGTGGTATACGACCAAAGGTCTTCGTCGCCGAGAATGTAAGCGGATTAGCCAAGGGCGTTTCGAAGGGGTATCTGAATAAAATACTGCGGGAACTTCGCGCAAGCGGTTACGAAGTATCTTGCAAAATACTTGATGCGCAGTGGTTGGGAGTGCCGCAGAAACGTGCGCGGACAATCTTTGTCGGAGTTAGGGATGACTTATGGAAGGATAATTTCAAAGGCAAACTCCATCCCGCACCTGCACGCGGAAGGCCAACGCTCAGAGAGGCGTTTGCGGGATTAGAGCTTACCGACGAAGACAGAAAGCATACAAATATTTCTAAATATGCAACCTTTCGCGAGCTTGTTAAGTTGCCGAGGGGCGGGCAGAGCAAGAAATACTTTCAACTCGTCAAGGCCGACCCCAACTCTGTAGCTGGTTGCGTTACAGCAAGTTCTGGAAGCCTTTCAATCGCGTGCGTTCGTCACTGGGACAATAGGGCGTTTTCGGTTCCAGAGGTGAAGCGCATCATGTCTATTCCTGATGACTATATTTTGACAGGAACATATAAGCAGAAGGTAGAGCGCCTTGGACGTATGGTTGCGCCGTTCATGATGAAAGCCGTGGCAGAAAACATCTTAGAACTAGGAGTGTTAAATGCAGATACCAAGTGAAGGCTCATGGTCATTTGATGCCAATGGAATAGCAGACGCATTTGATGCTCATGTAAGAGAGCAGCTTCCTTGGTATGACTTGGCGACGGATGCTCTTGTTCATATTGCGCGGCATTACATTCCAGAAGGCGGGATAGCTTATGACATAGGCGCATCAACGGGCAATGTAGGGCGTGCTATTGAAGGAATACTAGAAGACAGATCAGCGAAACTTATTGCCGTCGAAAAGTCAGAGGAAATGTCGAAGCGGTACAATGGGCCGGGTGATCTTATCGTCGCAGATGCAAATGAAATTGAATTTGAACCCTTTGACTTTGGGGTTGTTTTCCTCGCGGCCATCTTCATGCCGGTGACAAAGCGCAAAATCTTATTAGACAACATGACCAGAAGGTTAAGAGACGGTGGAGCAATCGTGCTAGTAGAACGCATGGAGGCAGGAACAGGTTATCCTTCAACAATCAGTGCGAGATTAACGCTCGCAAATAAATTAAAGTCGGGCGCGTCTGCTGATGATATAATATCTAAGGAACTCAGTCTTAGCGGAGTGCAGAGGCCAATGTCTCAAGGTGAGATACCTGATAACGCCGTCGAGTTTTTTAGATTAGGGGACTTCGCTGGCTGGATTATTCAAGGATAGAAAAATGGGACGGAAGCCGAAAACCTTAACCGACGAGCAGCGAGCGCAAGTAGAGGCACTGGCTGCGTATCTATCGCAGGAACAAATTGCCGATTATTTTGGCATTGGTAAAACAACATGGTTTGCCATGATGAATCGAGACCCTGACATTTCCGAACGCTATAAAAGAGGCAAGGCAAAAGCTATCGGTGCTGTAGCGCAGGGTCTTCTTCAAGATGCTAGAAATGGGGATAGGCTATCTCGATTATTCTATCTCAAAACGCAAGCTGGATGGCGGGAAACAACCGCTCATGACCATTCTTCAAGTGACGGAACAATGGTTCCAGAAACTATAATTATTCGCGCAGCAGAAGATATTAACATCGACGAAGCAGATGACGAAGAGCGCCTCCATTGACCTGCCGCCGAGCCTTGTCCCGGTCTACGCGCCGCTAAGAGGCTCCGCACAGTACCGGGCGACATATGGGGGGCGAGGCTCTGGCAAGTCACAATCAGCAGCACTCATGGCGGCGGTGTGGGGCTTCGCAGAACCCCTTCGCATCCTATGCACTCGCGAACTGCAAGTCAGCATCAAGGACAGCTTCCACCGTGAGGTGAAGGACGCCATAGAACGAACGCCGTGGCTGGCGGCTCACTACGACGTCGGCGTAGATTATCTTCGCGGACGCAATGGCACTGAGTTCGTCTTTCGCGGGCTTCGCCATAACAGCAGCAGCATCAAGTCGCTTGCAGGCATCGACCTGACCATCGTCGAGGAAGCAGAGGACGTGCCGGAAGATAGCTGGCTGGCGCTAGAGGCTACAGTGTTTCGGAAGCCTAAATCGGAACTGTGGGCGCTCTGGAACCCTCGCAGCGACGCTTCCCCGGTTGATAAACGCTTCCGACAGACGCCGCCAACCGGTGCCATCATTCGAGAGATAAACTGGTCAGGCAATCCATTCTTCCCGCCGAACCTCAACCTGCTGCGGCAGAGAGAGCAGCAGCGCCTAGACCCGGCAACCTATGCCCATATCTGGGAGGGAGCATATCTTCAGAACAGTGACGCGCAGGTCTTCGCCAACAAGTTTGAGGTGAGAGAGTTCGAGCCGCAGCGGCAGTGGGATGGGCCATATTACGGGTTGGACTTCGGCTTCGCCCAAGACCCGACCGCAGCCATAGAGTGTTATCTGTATAACGATTGTGTATATATACGCAGAGAGGCCGGTCGGGTTGGGCTAGAGATTGATGACACGCCAGCATTCCTGCGGGGGCGAATGCCGTTGATTGAGCAACACACAGTGAGGGCCGATAGCGCCAGACCAGAGAGCATCAGCTATCTGCAACGGCACGGCATATCCAGCATCAAGCCGGTGAAGAAATGGGGCGGCAGTGTAGAAGACGGCGTTGCCTTTATAAAATCGCGCGACCGTGTTATCTTACACCCTGACTGTGCGGAAACTGCGCGAGAGTTCCGCCTATACTCGTATAAGCAAGACCGCCTGAGCG